TCTAAAAAGTGTATCACTGCTAGGAGGCAATGGTTTTGAAGCAAGTTCTCCCGAAAGCCATAATCTAGTCAGTGAATCATAATTTCTTGTAAGTGTATAAACATCTATAATATTGCTCACACTAGGATCAATTCTTTGATTACTATCTGCAACATGTACATAATAAAATTTAAATTTATCTCTACCAACAAATGCTTTATAGTCGCTTATTGTTAAGAAACTATTTTCAACTTTATTAATCTTTTTAAATACATTTAATTCAGAGATATAAAATATTTGACCATCTATATACTGACTCCATGCTCCGACACTTGATTCTTCTTGCACAGGTAAAATTGTATTTCTTGAATTATCAAAATATTTGTAAGTTTCAATACCTTCTTTACTAACTAATTTTTCTTGAAAAATTAATTTGTTTAAAGTATTAACACCCGGATTAATTATTTCATCAAACAGATCAATGTCATCAGCAATGCCGTCATCGTCTGAATCAAAAAAGTCTAGCTGTATTTTCTTGGTATCAATATATCCGTTTTTATCTCTAAACGCATCTGTAATATACCAAGTAAAATCTCTTGTAAATGGTTGCAGGCTATCAGGCTGGGTATTAATAGACAAGATATCTAATTTGTCTTTAAGTAACTGGCCAGTTTTTGAATCATAAATTTTATCGCCGTCGTCATAATAAAATTTAATTTCACTTTCACTTTCAAAAATGTATCTTAAATTACGATATGTAATTTCATAATTTTCACCATTTGTTTTAAAATATAATAACCAACTTGAATCTAGATTTTGTGCATTTATATTTCCTGCTTTGCCTAAATTAAAATTATTAATAGTATTGATATTTTCTGCAAGTATAATTTTCCACGTGCCTTCTTCTTGATCGAATCTCAGAGCAAAATCATTATAAGCAAATGCTTGATCAATAATTTGCGAAATTAAATCACTGTCTAAAGTATTTGAAATTATCGGTCGTACCTCAGAAAGAATACATCCATCAGGAACATTATCATTTAAGAATATAGGTCCTAATGATCTACTAGCATCAGTGCCATCTCTATCAACACTTATAATACTAGTCCAGATATAAGTTTTAGATCCTACATGGTTTGCTTCACCTGCCATTAAGTTGTTATTAGCCATAAAGTGGAAACCTTCAGGAGCACTAAATTTTACCATTGTTCCTTTTTTCAAAAATCTTAAATTGTTTGCTGTATAATCGCCTACTTGATATTTTGAATTATCAGTATCTGTAAAATATCCTGTATTTTCATTTGTTCCGGTGGTTTGTTGATTCCATTTTGCATTTAAATCAATTGCACTTATTTTTGGATAATTTTTATAATAGAAGTTTTTAATATTTTGATTTCTAATTATAGGTAAAACAGTATTATAAACTGCTCCTTCAATATCAGTCTGTGTTGTAAAATTAAATTTTGATTTATCTAAAAATTCTTCTCTATACAATAATCCATCATTTGCATAAAGATTTGTATTACTATATTTTCCTGTAACATCTTTTAAATCAAAATATCTACTTATACCGCTCGATATTCTATTAATTGATTTAACTTTTAAAATATCTTGGCTCACACCTAAAGGACCTATATTATAGTCTTCAGCTGTAATCATTCTATTTTGTGTATAATAAGTAGCAGGAGCATTTTGTTTAATACTTGCATTAGATTCTGCAGGTGAGCTGTTACTTACAGATGATTTTAAACTAAACGTTAATGTAAGTTTTTCACTTGTGCCGCTTCTACTTACATAAGGAATAGTTATATTAATATTATTCATGCCTTGAGGTGTAATATTTAAAAATCTATTTGCACTTGTTCTATAATATACCCTATAATTTCCGCTAGGTATATCGCCAAATACACCATCAGCAAATACTAAATTAATTCTGTCTTCTATTCTAGAACTTACAGCATATACATTTCTAACATTTTTTATTAGACTATTATATATTACATTGTTTCCTTCAACAGCATCAACTTTAGTCCATAACTGATTTTCAAACCCATTTAAGTCTAATCCATATAACCAAACATCACTATTGTTAATATTTGTACTATCAATTCCTACTACTTGATTAGGTGTAGGATTATCAACTTTAAATTCGCCTCTTTCAAGTTTGCCTTGACGGAAGTGCATAAAGAAACCTGTATTTGAGCTGCCAGCACCTTGTCCGTCATCTCTATATACAAAACTAGGATTGTTTGCAGGTAGTGGCGGTTCTTCAACTATCGATGCACCGCTAATTGCAGTAGATACAATTTCAAACTTTGTACTTTCGCCTTGAACTGTTTTACTAAACGCATAAACAGGAAGACCGGTATTTAAAGAATTAATTTTATATTGCTCAGTAGGAACTCCTTCTATATCTGCACTTCGAATAGGCTGGCCGATAGGGTTACTTACTGGCAATGTGTTGTTTAATATTTTTATAAACTGTTCAAACCACTGTGCATTACTAGGATCATTCCACGACACTGTTGTTCCGCTTAAATTTAATCCTGAACTATCAATAACACTTTCTGTTGTCTTTACTGCTTCTAACTTTAATAATCCGTTTGCTGCTTGATTTCTCTTTGGATTATAACTAACTAGTCTTGCAAGCCTTAAAATACTTTCTCTACGTTCTGCTGTTTCAAGGAAGTTTTCTCTAGAATTAAGATCAACACGAAAAGACAGATTTTGACCTAAAAATGCAATTAGATCAATTAGTGCAATATACTCACTTGTTTCGATATAATCATTAAAATCTTCTGGATAGTTTTCTCTAAGATACTGAATCATAGTTCTGCGAAGATTTTCAAAATCATAACTTTGAAAATCTGCGTTTCGAAAACTTTGATAAATTCTCTTCCAATCTTGATTGATTAGAAGTCTATTCTGTCTATCAGATACTGACATTTACCTATCCTTACATTTAATGTATTTATGTGATTAAATTATGTGCGTGTTTAATTTGTTAGGCCAGCAGCCTGATCAAATTTGAATTGCATAGTTTGCTGTAAATTGTAAGGTATAACAATAACATCAGCATCAACTTGTATTCCGCTTTCGTAAGTATCGACAAGTATTCGTGCTACATTTACTCTAGGATCGTAGTTTAAAATTGTAGTTACATCTTCGAGTATAGCTTGGCGCAAATCTTCAGTAAATGGCTCAAATAATACATCCCAAATTATAGTGCCAAAATTCGGATCGCTTAGTTTTTCACCTTTTCTAATATGAAAATGATTTACTATATCTTGCTTTATAATTTCAAAATTATAAAGATTGTAGCTTTCTCTTGTTATGTCTGTCGTGGAAAATCCTCTATAAGCAACGTTATTTTTGCCTACATCCTCCGTTTTAGCAGGTGCAACACTAACTCTTTTATATAGATTTTTTTCTAAATTACTCATAGTAATATTTATCTTTCAGCTCGGATGCCACTTCTAAACCAAGCACTTTCGGCTCTACGTCGATCAATTAGACCTTGCAACGGCCTGCCGCCAGCATTTACATAAAGTAGCATTTTTTCTGCAATAGTATTATTATCTCTAACAGCACTGTCTGTTACTTGACTTAGCCCGCCTGTGCCTAAGTTGTAAGAGAAACTAGTTAATGCGTCAATTTGAGGATCAGTCCAGTTATATCCGTTATCTTGTCCATAACGTATAACTTCTTGTCTAAATCGTGCAACTTCGTCTCCAAGTCTTCGTTCGGCTTCTTCCTGAGTAATAACTTCATTTGCATTTAATGCTCTAGTGCCGTATCCAATACTATACTGTGCATAATCCCAATATGCTCTAACTCTACCATCTGATAATGCTTCAACATACCCTTCTTTAGATTTAATAAAGTCAATTAAGTCACTTGGTGCTTGTCCTACAAAATTAGTCCCGCCGGCGCCGCCTCTTTGATCCGGACCTCTTGGATCTGTTGCATCAGGGCCTAAAGGATCAACTGTTGAGTTAGAACTACCTGTAACCGGTGACGACCCTGCTGTAACAGGTGCGCCTTCGCCTGCTATTCTATTTCTTTGTTGCGAATTAAATGCTCTAGTGTCGCCACCTTTTGCAAATGTATCCGGAGTTAATGGCCTAAATGGCGACTCTGTTAAAGCACCCGAAGCTTCTCTATCAGTTTCAGGAGTTTTGTACGCTAAAGGATTCATATTTTCGTGCTGAGACCAGGGCTCATGCTGCGGTGCTCGGCATAATATACTTTCATAGTTTTCTGAAGATTCTGAACCCGGTGGAACATAACTTAGATTAATAGTTGGTAAAACTGTAACCGGAACAGCGTCATCAGGAGTTGTTGCAGATTGAGCTAAAGTACTGTTAAGATGGATATCTGGTCCGCCGCCGCCGCCGGCATCAATTGCAACAATGCCTAATGCTAAATCATTGATATTGCCTCCAGATTTTCGATACCAGCTAAATCCACTACTTTCATGTGTCATAGCATCAGCACCCTGAAATCTACTTTTGTTAGTATGGAAATGGTAATCACCTTTTACTAACACTTTCATTTTATCTTCAACAACAGTATCAGAATACTGATGTACAGTTAATTTGTAATCTTTGCCGACATCAATATTAGTATTGAACACACTTTCTATCTGGACTCTGCCAGATTCATTACCATTAACATCTTGTGATTGTTCGCCACTATATCTAGCAGTTGCTTTCATATTAATATTTCTACCAGATTCCATATTAATATCACGTTCTGCTGTAATATTTAAATCGCCTCCGGTCATTAAACTTATACTATCATCAGCATGTATGTCTATTTTGCCATCCGATGACATTTCGATCCATGCAGTGCCTCTTGAATTTGCAATATAAATCAAGTCTTCTGAATTATGTAAAAGAATTTGATGGCCAGTTCTTGTCCTCAATCTAACTAATTCGTTATGAGGAATGGTTTGATCGCCTTGTACATCATTTGCTTCAACATTTGCATATTCCGGAGGACCATTTTCGGCATGCACTCTACGTATAAATTTATCATCACCGTCGTCAAATACTAAACTACTACCGCCTAGTCTATTATAAAATTGTTCAGCTTTAGAATTTTGATTACCGTATGCATATTTTGGCGAACCCGGACGCTTATCTAGAGGTCCTGGACTACTGAATCCAAAAACCATACTCGGAATATCTCTTCTAGCACTACTTGTAGTTGTGCCTCGAATTTCATCTTTGTATAATCCTTGTGTTTCTAGAACTTGAAAGAAATCTTTATTATAAGGTTTTCTAAATTTTGTAGGATCTTTGCCTTCACCTGTTTCAACTCTTTTGTTATATTCGCCTACAGGTAATTTTAAATTACGTAGCGCACTTGGTGTAGCTTCAGTAGTAGCCTTTGTACTTGCTCGGCCGTCCGGAAGCATAAAGTTCATAAATTGATCTTGAACACATCCTATCCAATATCCGTGTGCAGCGTTGTCTTCTAAAAATAGTACAATAACCTTTGTTCCTACATCAGGAGGAACCATCCAAAATCCGTAGCTTTTTTGTGTATAGTCGTACCCATCGTTTGTTTGTTCGTGGCGCTGAGGTGTTACTCCGTAAAATGGACTTAAATATCTTACTGTATGAGTTTGTCCAGTTCTTTCCGGGTTATTACCTGTAGTTGTATATTTTAACAATTCTACTTCTAGCGTTCCCATATAGGTTGTATCTAGATGATTTACCACAATGGCTTCGTACGGGCCGCCTGCACCGTAACTGCTACTACTAGATGTGGTTCTTGTTAATTCTGCCATATATTATATGTATCCTTTTATGTAGGTTGTCTTACAATATTGTCTAAGTTTTTAAATGGAACACCTGCACCAGATTCTGCTTCATACCCCGGAATAGTAAATGGGAACCAGAACTGATCAGTTTCTTGGAATACATAGATGATGATTTCTCCACCTTGATCATTAGTTCTTGTAACAACATAATCGCCTTCTGATGCAGGAAGATGGAATGGTCTTTCATTTCTAGCAACATAATCAACACGTTTATCACCTGTATTAAATGTATGTATCGGTCCGGCGGTATCTTCTGGATGAATAAATGGAAATTTAGAACTATCTACAGGTTCTTCAGCAGCAGGATCTTCTAAGTAAGCCTTTTCTCCCGGTGTTAATTTTGACTGGGCAGCGCCGTCGCCTAAATCTGTATTAAAACTTTTTAATCTTTCTACACTATCTATATCTGATTGCGTATATGTTTGACCTGCAGGATTTACAAATCTCCCTTCTTCAACTTGACCATATTGATTTACAGCCGGTGTTGGTGCTGGTGTAGTTGATGGTGGAGCAATTTGATTTCCTCTTGGATCATTTGCATCAGGATCTGTTGCTGCTGTAGTTGATGGTGGAGCAATTTGATTTCCTCTTGGATCATTTGCATCAGGATCTCTTGCTGCTATTGTTCCAGCAATTTGATCTGCCCTTACATTATTTAAATTAGTATTAACACTACTAACTCCGCCAGCTGATTGTCGATTAAATGATGCAGGTGCCGATCCTCTTACACCTTTTAAATTTAAAGTGCCGCCGCCTTGTCCTCTTCCTGATCCTCCGCCGCTACCGGGGGCACCGTCTCCGGCAGTACTAAACACTTTTCTACCAGTAAGAAAGTCGTATCTATCCTCTGTAGCACGAACAGGAACATACGGCCTTATATTGCTT